CAAGTTGATTAATAATGTCTTTATATTCTTGACTGTCTATCAGCGGTGTAAGTTTTACACGCCATAGGTGCGGCCACCAAGTTTGGCTAAATCCTTCTGCTGCGAAACTGGCATCTTGCACCACATAATATCTTTTTAACACAGCAGGTATATCTTCATTTAATGGATAATAATCTTTTTTGTGCTGTAGTTCTAGCACATCTCCGCTCATAATTTTGCGACCCAAATATGCCACAGTATCATTGAGATGGAAAGTCATATAAACAGTGTCTGAACTTAAAAAGATACCAAATTGTTTTAAATCAAAATCGTTATCATTAACAGTATAAATGCCCCGAAGAGTATAGACGGAAGTATCATATTTTCGATCTCTATTTTCTAAAAACAATAAATCCTGAATATTTAAAGCACTTTGATTTTGATAAACAGGTTGAGTAGCATCTTTCCAATATATATTAAGTGGTTGCCCCGATGTTATAGCAGAAGTAACATTGGCACTTATAGTAATAGTGTTGCTAGTTACGTTTGTTCCTGTTATAATTGTATTTGCTGCGATGCCTATACCGCTTACAGTCTGTCCAACTTCAAATGGTGCTACATTTCCAAAATATAATGTTCTACCAGAAGAAGTTGTATTTGCAGTGGGATACGCATTTGCCTGCACATTAGTGCCGATGTATTTGTGCAACAGTACACCAGTGCCACCAATGGTAAATTCTTCTGATATTCTTTTATCAAAAAATTTGTAATCGTTTGTGTGGTTGTCGCGCCACATGCTAAGTCTAGGCATTTGTGATTCCGTTTATTGTATATTTATGGTTATGTTGACATAAAAAACCGTTTCTGCTATAATAACAAAATGGACTATCAACGGTGAATATAAAAAACAGGCATTGAAAAAATTTAGAAAGCTATATAACTATGGCAATTTTAATTAAACCGGAGTAAAAAATGGCAATTGTTGCTGGAATTAAGATTAAAAATAAAGAAACTAAAATTCGAAATCCGCTTTTTGCGGACGAAAAATATACAGGCGGCGAACCACAGTGGCCTGAAGAATCCGTAGACTGGTCAGATGAACAATTTGATAGCTTGCTTCGCCGTAGTTTCTATTATTACAACTATTATTATAATCAAAAGGATTGTAAAAAATATGTGGTAGAATGGATGAAAACTACCGGAAGTTGGAATAAAGAGCAGATTAAAGCATTTGAACGCAGTTCGGATCGAAGCATTCCAATGACAGCCTGTAGTCTTATTATGGCTCGTCGTGCTGGAATGACATTTAGGACTCGTCATACTGAATTCTTAATTAAAACCATAGACAGTGCAATTGAGCAAGCTGAACCAGAAGTACTTGTGGAAACTAGTTCAAAACCTGTCGAAGTCTACAAGCCCACAATACAAGACCGACTGTCAGAAAAAACCAGCGAACTGATCGGCGAATTGGAAGGTCTATACGACGACATAGACAATACCAATGTAAAGTTTTACAACTGGCTCACAGACAGCAACGTAGTACAAAGTCAGCTTTCAAAATACGAAAACGTATATCAAAAAAGAAAAGCTGAACTAGAAGAAGCTCAACTCAAAACAGATCCTCAGCTAAAAGAAGGCTACCGTCATTACAAAGCAGCAGATTTTAAAAAACACATTAAATGGATAGATGATCTGCTGGCAGCAATTGAGCAATATCGCGGCGTCAAGAAAGCTACTAAAAAAGCAAGAGTTAAAAAGGCTCCTAGCAAAGAAAAGTTGGTGGCTAAACTTAGGTACGCCAAAGAAGACAAGGCCCTTAAAATCGTTTCTATTAATCCTGCAGATATCATTGGGTCTCAAGAGCTGTGGATTTATAATACTAAAACTCGAAAGTTGGGCAAATATATTGCTGCCAGTTACAAACAGCTCACTATCAAAGGAACTTCGATTGATGGATTTGATATTGATAAGAGTGTTTGTAAGACTTTGCGTAAGCCCGATGAAAAACTCAAGGAATTTGCAAAAGCGGGAAAAATTCAGTTGCGTAAGTTTTTGGATGAAATCAAAGCCACAGAAACTAAGCTCAATGGGCGTATCAGTGCAGATATTGTGCTATTAAAAACAGCATAACGATTAACTCCCCAAACCACAGTCCTGTTAGCTAAATATTGCTAACAGGACTTTTTTATGACAGAAGTTGTAATACAACCCAATTTACGAAACGATCAGAGCCTTAGAGTCAAGAGTCTCGACGGTCCAGGTTTTATTAGCCAGGAAAGTGCAATAGCGGCTAACGAACAGATTCAAACTCTTAATCAGCTTCGCAATGACATGACTGATTACATCCGGCTACGACTAGGTGATCAGATTGTGGATGTTGAATTAGACAAAGAGCACTATGATCTTGCTATAAAACAAGCGTTAACAAAATACAGGCAAAAAGCATCAAATGCGGTAGAAGAAAGTTACGCATTTTTAGACCTGTTGCCCAATGTACAAGAATACATTTTGCCAAACAACATAATGGAAGTGCGACAGATCTTTAGACGAGGCATCGGTAGTACCACAGGAACCACAGCTAGTCAATTTGAACCATTTGCATCGGGATATTTGAACACTTATATGTTGGTTGCTGGTAGGGTAGGTGGACTAACAAACTACGAATTATTTGCACAGTACCAAGAATTAGCCATGATGATGTTTGGCGGTTACATTAATTATACGTGGAATCGTGTGACTAAAAAACTCACTCTTGTGAGAAAAATTCCCTACGACGACGGTACAGTAGTATCTCCGACTTCCATTACCGCAGCAAACACAGTGGTGAACAGTGTCATTACAATTGTACTTCCTGCTCCGCAAACAAAATTAAAAGTTAATAGCAGTATATACATACAAAATTGTTCTGTGCAAGGGTACAGCACACAATACAGAATACAAACTATCGACGCTACCAGCACTGTGATTACAGTACTAGCTAATCAGACTTTGGGTGCAGCTAGTGTAACTGGAACTGCTTTGCAAAGAACACAGATTTCTTTTCAAACATACCAAGATGAAACCAACGACTACCAGCCCGAAAGCGTGTTACTTTGGATATACAACTACAAGCCAGATAGTATGCTGTTGAGTGACCCCCAAGTTTATCCTTGGTTACAAGAGTATGCTTTGGCATTTTCTAAAAGTATATTGGGGCAAGCACGTGGTAAATTCAGTACTATTGCTGGACCGCAAGGTGGGGGCCAATTAAATGGAGCTGCTCTATTAGCAGAAGCTCAGCTCGAAATGGAACAACTCGAAAAAGATTTGGCCAATTATGTTGATGGATCACAACCGTTGACATGGGTTATTGGATAATGTAAAATAGCAACTCCTTAGGAGTTTCTATGATTATTGGTATTTGCGGTCTTATTGGCGCAGGCAAAGACACTGCCGCTGATTATTTGGTCAACTTTCACGAATTTCGCAGAGACAGCTTTGCAGCCACTCTTAAAGATGCAGTTGCGTCCGTGTTTGGTTGGGACAGAGATTTACTAGAAGGCCGAACAAAGACAGCTCGAGAATGGCGTGAACAAATTGATCCATGGTGGGCTGCCCGTTTAAATATGCCAAATTTAACACCTAGGCTTATCCTGCAACTTTGGGGCACAGAAGTTTGTCGTAAAGGATTTCATGATGAAATTTGGATTGCCAGTGTAGAAAATAAAATTCGTCAAAGTAAAGATAACATTGTCATTAGTGATTGTCGATTTCCCAACGAAATCAACAGCATTCGACGAGCAGGTGGTAGAGTAATCAGGATTGCTAGGGGACCAGATCCAGATTGGTTTCAATTAGCTCGTATAGCTCCAACAGAAATGCAAAAAATTTATCCTACGGTTCATGCCAGCGAATATAGTTGGGCTTCTACGGATTTTGATTTTGTTATTGACAATAATGGGTCGATCGAAGACCTATATGCTCAGCTTAAAAATCTGGTATAATCGGGCTTTCTCGCCATGGCATCTTGGATGCAGATACTTCCACTCTACAATTTAAGCAAACTGTTTTTAAGTTGATGCTGTCTGTGTTTCTTAAATTGCCGTCTACGTGAAAAACTGTTAGTTGTTTTTCTGGAAACTTTGCCCGATATCCGCACTTTTCACATCCTGGTTTTTTTCTATAACCAGATTTGAACCACGAAGGAGGCACCGGCTTTAATTTTTTGCCTTTTCGGGAACAGCTATTACAAATTTTTCTGTATCGAGTTTTTCCGTTGCTAGTATAATTGATAGCAACAGGATTTTGATGACATAAAAGACAAGTTGGGCGCATTGTAAAAATACTTAGTCTTTCGAAAGGCACACCAAACTGCTTATATTTTTCATGTTTCGATAAATATCTTTATGGAAAAATGTTTTTTAATTTACAAAATTACTAACCAAATTAACCAAAAGTTTTATATTGGAAAACACGAAACATTCAACATGGATGATGGTTATATGGGAAGTGGTCTTGCGATTAAATCGGCTATTAAAAAATACGGACCTGACAATTTTAAAAAAGAAATATTGTATATTTTTGATTCTAGGAAACAAATGGAAGATAAAGAGCGCGAACTTTTAACAGAAGATGCTCTTTCAAATCCATTATGCTATAACATAGCCCTTGGTGGTCAAGGTGGCAATTTAGGTAGTGTAGTAAATAAAAAAATTAGCGAATCTACATCCCGTGCGATGAAGGGGGTTAGTAAAACCGAAGAGCATAAGAAAGCAATTCAGAAAGCTAAGAAATTATATAAACCTACTAAAGATACTATTACTAAAATCAAAAAAACAGCGGTATTAAATTATCAAAATATGTCCAAGGAAGAAAAAAATAGAAAATACGGGCATTCTGGCAGCTCTAATGGTAGTGCAAAGTCAGTGACACTTAACGGAGTTAGTTATTCTACCCGTAAAGAATGCTGTCAGATGTTAAACATCTCGAAATCTAAATTATACAGATTATTAGGAGAAAAATAATGGCGTTAGTGAGCCCAGGCGTACAAGTAACAGTTATAGATGAAAGCAACTATGCACCAGCAGCGTTGGGATCTGTAGCTTACCTTTTGTTAGCAACCGCCGAAAATAAAGTTGCACCAGGCGGAACTGCATTTGCAGCAGGCACGTTAGCAGAAAATGCAGGCAAAGTATATACAATTACTAGCCAGCGTGATCTAGTTACTACTTTTGGTACACCCATTTTTAAAACTACAGCAGGCGGCGCACCTATTAACGGCGACGAACAAAACGAATACGGATTGTTGGCTGCATATA